TTAAACTGTGTCAGTGGGTCTGACACTATTTTCAGGATCTTTGATTTCATAGACCTTTAACTTCTGGTGCTCAGGGATAATCTTCGTCAATTCTATCACAAGTAGACCATTATTGAAAGTCACTGTGCCGATCTCGACATCATCAGATAGATTGAATCCTCTTGCAAAACTACGAGTTGCTACACCCTTGTGTAGATATTCCTCCTCTGTTCTGCTTTTATCTCCTTTAGAATTAACTACCAGAACATTGCTCTGTGTAGTCACTTCAATTTGTTCTCTATCCCAACCAGCAAGTGCCATTTCGATCCTCCACTTAGTAGTGGATTCCCTGACAAGATTATATGGGGGATATGATTCGTTCACCGAGCCCATACCATAAGAATGCAATCTATAAAAAACATCATCTAGTCCAACACTGTATCTCTCAACAGCATCAACAACTGCATTAAGATCTTTTGTACTAAATTTTCTAAGTCCAGTCATGTTTGTCTCCTATTATAGCAAGAAATTTTACCAAACCCGTAGCATTTGGCATTAGTATTTACCATTACAATCTGAGAAGAGGACCGTAATTATTATTACTGATATCCGAAAGGGGTGGAAGGATAAATAACTATGGTTCACCTAAGAGGGAATTGATGAAAAAACTTCTACCTCTTATTATGCTTCTGATGGCGGCACCAGCACATGCCGATATTACACACAAAATATCAACATCAGTCCAGTTGACTGTTGATGCTGCTGCCTCTCAAGCAACTAGACTGGGTTCCACCTATTCGGTAAGTGGTTCTAATGTATCTGCTACTCTTGGCGGTCTTACTGCTCCTGGTTCGACAACTGCTGCGGCAACCATGAACTCTGGTACATACACCCAGACAACTGCTGGTAGTGCGTTTTCATTTTCCGAATCATTCAATCAGGGAGACGCAATCCCAACAGGGACAACCGTTACTAGCGGTGTGGCTCCATCCCTACCCGCATTTGGAAGTGTCACAACCACTGCTGGTGGCGTGGCTGGGTCTCTCGCTGGTATCGTCGATTCTGCTGGCACGATGTCGCTGACTGCTGGTGGTGCTGGAACTAGTGCTACTGGACAATTCGTATCTGAAATTACCATCAGATAAATATGTCTAGATTACAAGAAGCAATCGGTCTCGGGTTGATTCTTGGTGCTCTTCATGGGGCAGCGCAAGCTGTCCCAGTTGTACCAAATTTCACCCAGGGGTCTATGACCTCACATACAGAGACAACACAAAAAATTACAGAAACCATCAACTCGATGGACTACAACACGGGGTATCAATACACCGTAACTGGGAGTGGAATTACAGCAGCAGGGTCATTACAACCTGGCACTGGTGCTAATACTGTAACTATAGACGGCGTGACTTCGACATGGACAGGAATTACAAGCAGACCAACATTCACACAAACGACTCCAGGTGGGGCATTACAGTTCACAGAAACATACATTGGCCCAGGTCTAAGAAATCAGACAATCATTCAAAGAACCACAGAGGTTCAAAGTATTACGGACACTACAAGTATCTTCTCGCAGTAGGTCTAAGTGTGCTACTCCCGTCACAATCTTTTGCTGAGACTGTTGGTGGTGTATCTGCTACTGCTGCCCCTGTTGCTAATAGCAGTGGAAGTGTTACAAACCAAGCAATACAAGTTTTACAAGGTCCGTACATCACAAACACTTACGGTGGTGGGATCCAGTGTCAGGGACCTACCCTCAACATCACTCCTTATGTGACAGGTAGTGCTTCAAAGCAATCACCTTACGAACCATACTATAATTCCCCCGTCTATGATATGAGAGACATGGATGAAGATGGTGCTCCTGATAGTCCAGGTGCTATCTTGTATCAGGTTCCTACTAGAACAGGACAGAAGGATAACTATAACCTAGGTGTTGGTTTCTCTGCTACATGGTCTCGTCCTCTTGATAATAAGTTACAAGAACAATGTAAAGAAGCAGCTGCTGCTAATATCGATCTGATGAAGCAAACAACTGCTAATAAGAGATTGGATTTTGAGATTGCTAGACTAAAGAACTGTGGTGAATTGATGAAGCAAGGTATTCAATTCCACCCCAAGTCTCCATACTATAAAGTGTGTGCTGATGTGGTGGTAAACAATCCTCCAGGTCATGAACACCCACACGTCCATGCTATCCCTTCCGTTTCTTCCTCGGAAACACTGAACGAAGTGCCTTTACTGCCTGATTCATCTGACGCTGCTCTGCTTGGCGTTCCTTTACAGAGAGGACGGGAATAGGTTTCTTACGAATTACTGCAATCTTCTTCATCACTTTCTTGACCGTTGGTTTGACTGCTTTCAGTAGCACGTCTGCCAACGGTTTTGCTAATAGTGCCGATGCCGTAGCAATCACAGCAACACCACCCACCTGCATTACTTGACCACCAGAAGGAAGACCAGCAACAATCTGTTGTGGGATGGGGACTGCTTCTGTTAACTGGACACATTCGTTGCCAATCAATTCATAACCAGTAACCTTCTTCCTGAACCCTTCGATGTAAGTTCCAACAGGTTCTTTGGCATTCTGTCCTGGTGTAGGACACTGAACCACCGCAGTAGCAGGGGGAGTTTTAGGTATCGGCAACTCATCAATAGGGGGAGTCTTAGGTTCCTCTCTTTGACGAGTATCAATACCCGCAGGAGAAGTGAAGATCATCTGATTGGGTTCATAGTTAATAGGATTGAAATTTGGCAATCCTCCATCACAGAAAACAGCATTACCTCTAGGATCAGTCTGCTGTAGATCTCCAGTGTTTCTCGATTCAACGCAACCAGGAATATCAACTACAGGAATTCCCACCTGTTGCGTTACTGGAACAACAGGTGGGATTGATTGTGGTGGTTCATTTAACCAGACTGGTCGGATTTGTACATCCAACCCTGTTATTTTAATATCCCTTATTTCCATCTTTTTTCAGATATCCTTCTTCTTCCAACCATTTACGAGTCAGAGGAGTAAGTTCATAATCAGTCCACATAGTTCCAGCAGCACATGATTTGAGTGCTTTCATAGTCATACCCTCAGTTCTCCCTGCCCATGCTGCTTCTGCTTCCCATGGCCATGCAGACTTTGGATAAGTTTTTTCAACCATCTCACGCCAGAATGGTGGTACATCTTCTTCATCATGAATGATAGCAATCATAGAGTTCTTGATAGAACCTGCCATACAATCTTGTGCAGCGTGCCATCCTTCATGACGCATAACACTCATGAGTGTGGAATAACGTTTTACCAATGTGGCATTGAGAAAGAAGTTATTGCTGACAGTATGGTAGACACCACGATGACCAGGAGGGAAATACTTCTCAGGTGCAATGAACACCTTGACACCAATCTTGTCAAGTGCTGTCATCATCTCATTGAACTCAGTGCGAACTGGTTCCAACATGCCATGCTTTTTGTAGTATTTACCTACATCCTTGGCACTCTTAATCTCCACTACACCATCAGTACATTCCTGAAGGATTAGGCATCCAAGGGAATCCATCGTATAGTATCCCTTAGTTGGTTCAGCATTTATTGCCAATGGAAATGCCAAGTTGGCAATAAATGCCAATGGAATTGCCAAGTTATGAATTCTTTTTAATTTGTTCATCGATCATTTCGCCTTCACAATTTTTGATCATGGTGGCAAGGTCACCACCTACTTTCGCACCCTGGTCTTGTCCGAGCATCGCAACCCATCCAGCAGCCAACCAACCAATATAAGGAATGCCAGTAAACCAAGGAGCAGCCGCAGCACCGACACTAGCACCGACCATTCTACCTGCATTCTCTCCTCCACCTTCCGCCTTGATGCACTCTAGTTTTTTGGCAGTCAACTTTCCCAGACCATCACCTCCCTGAAGGTGTCTAGCACCATCCATGGTATATTCTTCTTTCGTTTTAATATCGGTGTGTCCACCAATACCGAAGAATCCATTTTTCTTATCGATAGTTTTATCGACACTCATAACTCTAGGATCGTTAGATCGATACTCAATTGAGTATCCTTCTTTGGTTGCATCTACTTTGTATGCTGTGTAATCACCAACAGGTAAATTGATGATGGGAAGTTTATCCATCTTCATCAAATGCCCCAGCACACCTAGGTGAGCAGTGGCAAATACAGTTCCCACTGAAAGTGCAATCCACTTAAATGATGATGGTTTCTCTTTCATTTTTAAAAAGGCAACTTAGGTAATCCTGTCGTCTTAGGAAGGGACGCACCACCTGGGATTGCACCACCAGTTACTGATGGCATCTTTGGAACAGCACCACTGATCATTCCAGGAAGTGCTTCACCAACAGAAGCTGTTGCTGCTTTGATTGCCTGCTCTTTAACAGATTCGACAATTGATTCTCTATTTAGGTATACATAAGCACCACCAGCAACGACTGCAGCAGACACACCAAAGGATGCCAATGCTAGTAGGTTAATAAGTTTTTGCATTTTACTGTCCAAGTAGTTTAATCTGATTATCTAAGTCACGTAGTTCAGAATAATACTCACATGGATATTCCATAGTGATTGGATCTTTATCAATTAGCATATCGGTTCGACACATTCCATTACCAATTTCCATATGCCCAATTATAAAAAATGTCATTAATATCATAAGTCTAAATCGTAGGCATTACAGGTGGCTCACCCCTATCCTCTTTAGCAGAAGAAGAGTTGGTGATTTGAATTGGTGCTTGTTCAATACGAATCGTTTGCGATGGAGCCGTTTGTGCCGCCGCCGCAATGAGTTTCTCAAGATCTGCTTTGGAGACACCACCGCCAGGTGACTTATACGTTCCGTCAGTATTCTTCTTTGCCGTCTGGACGCCAAAGGTAGCAAGCACCCCTGTAAAAACAGATGCGATGAAAGTCGGATCCAGTTTCTGTTCTGGGATGCCAAGTGCGGGCGGCAACTTAATGTAAGCAAGGGTAAGAATGCCACCAGACCAAACGAGGATGCCAAGACGCACGAAAGTGCTAAGGATGGCAAGGTGTTCCTCACTATCCCCAGCAGCATCCTTGAGTTTGGCAAGCATACCCTTCTTCTTTTCCGCCTCTTTAACCTCCTCCTTTGGAGATTCTTTAATTTCTTCTGCCATGATGAGCCACAATTAGGCTCTTCTATTTATGTTTCAGGAGTTGCAACTTTCTTTTTGCCGATATTGTACTTGGACTCCAGAGTCCAGTTATCTTTATCTTTGAATGCAATCACTTTGATTTGATTCAATGGTGCTGCATCAGAGATCTTTTCTTGACTGGAAGAATCGATTGTTACCAGTTCCCAGTCAACCAACAGTTGAATAATTCTATTGCGACGTTGCACATCGTTCAGAGAAAGGTTTGCTCTTTTACCATCAAGGGCAAAGAGTTCTTTAAAATGAACGATATAATATTTTCCTTTCTTGTGTAGGATATGGCAAGACTGGTAGATCTTTTTCTCTCGTCTAGATGCCACTCCAATTCTAGTTAGTGTCTCACGCACCTTCAGAAAATCATCGGGTTCCTTGAGAATCACTTGCACCATGGACTCTTCTGTCCATTGCACCTCTTCCTGCATCATCTGTTCTTTCCTCCAGTGTTCAATTTCTCTTTCATGTAAGTAAGTTGTTCCTGGGTCAGAATCCGCAGAGCAGATCTTGCCTTGTCATTACTGAACCCATAGTATTTTTTAACCGTTTCAAGATCAGTTTCCTTTTCTGATTTCAGAAAAGTGGCAAACCTTTTACGTTTCCTCACACTATTTAGAAAAAAGTGAAATTGAAGTTTGTTGTCTAGAAAAGAATTCATATTCATTTCATTAGACAGAAACACAGTATCTGTGTGTGCTGAAAGGAGTTTGTTGATAATCCATGCAGGATACTTTTTCTCCCATAGAGGATCTTCACCATCCATCAGATCATTTTTATTCATGTTGATGGAATTGAGATAATCCTTGAGAGGATAATTGGTATCGAAACTCAAATCAGTGCCTCCAGAGGTGAACCGCAGTTGTAATTAGTCACGAGAAGTTCTGTCTTCTTATTGTTCTGACGATGGACCATACCATACTGAAGCAACCAATGACGTTGATAGTATGCTTTGTATCGTTCCTGCAACCAGTCGTTTACGTTGTAGGTAATCATGAACTTGTGCAAGCAACCATCAACATGATCAGCAAAGAGATGGTGATCAAAGTTCCTGTGCATCTCACGATCCTTACCGTAGAGAAAATCCTTGATATCATAGGGAGGATCAAGGAACACAAAAACATCCTGACCAGGAGTTTGCAACAGTTCCGAATAATCTACATTAGTGATCTTCCAGTTCTGAATCAGTTTGCTATACTCCAGCAGCATCTCTGTACCACGGAGACTAAAGTTTTGATTTGATGCAGTGGGAGAGAACGAAGAGTTCTGAGTCAAACCAGAGTAAGAACACTTGTTCATCATCCAGAACATGACTGCTTGATCAACACCAGTGGCATCATCGATCTCATTGGCAAACTGGTTGAACACCTTACGGCACTCTTCAGTCTGCTTATTGAGGTCTGTCTTCAGTTTGAAGAGACGTTCGGAGAGTTCACCTGCATTATCACGCAGTTGGACCCAGAAGTTGTACAGAGGCACGTAGAGGTCATTCACCCACACAGAGGTGCCTGGGCGGGTCTTGGCAACGTGTAATGCCATGCTCCCACCACCAAGGAAGGGTTCACGGTATTCCTTGAATGCAGGGGTCCACTGGGACAACTGAGAAATTGCCTTGGTCTTACCACCAGGATAACGAAGAGGGGATCGATCAGTTGTACGCATCATCAGAGAAAATCCTTCTTAGAGTTGTTTTCTATTTCGTCAACCAGACCGTAGACCAGTCGGTTCACACTTTCTGCCATTATACGATATCCAGTGCCAACATACAACTGTCCTGTGACAACTGCTAGGGTGGCAGCACCCCAGAAGATGTAGTACCATCTAGATTTGACTTGGTGCATCTGATGCTTTTTCATTTGAATTCACACTCCATCATAATCTCAGTAAGACATGCAAGAGTATTGATCTCTTGATCAGCAGCAAATGCTGCTTGGTACTGATACTTGCCAATGATCAAAACTGCTTGAGCAATTGAGATTGGTTGCATATGAACATAAGTTGCTTCATAGATCTTACGAAACAGTAGAGCAGTATCGTTGTCAAGATTCTGAACTACCCACTTACGAACATCACCAAACTTCTTTTCTTTGAGAGATTTGATCAGTGCATTGATATTAAGATCATCTGCAGACGCAAGGATAGCAGAGTCAATTGCACCAGTGGCAGAATACCTCTGAATCTCATTCAGTGTGCGTCGAAAATCAGGAAAATATTTTTGTACTAGTTTTGCGACAACCTTGTCATCAAATTGTACATTCTCTTTCTCAAGAATAGTCCTGACACGGTTGAAAAATTGGGATGCGAGATCTGCTTTCTCGGTTCCTCTAGTTGTGAACTCGACCACTGAGCATCGGGAGTGGAGAGGTTCGATAATTTTGTTCTTGTAATTACAGGTGAAGATGAATCGACAGTTGCGATTAAATTCCTCAATAGACGCCCGTAGGAGGAGTTGTACATCGTTGGTTGTGTTGTCAGCTTCGTCAATAATGATGACTTTGTGCTTGCAAGCAGATGCTTGAAGTGATACGGTCGAAGCAAACCCCTTTGCTTGGTTCCGTACTGTGTCCAGAAATCGTCCTTCATCAGATCCATTAATTACAATATAGTCTGCACCCAGTTCTTGACAGAGTGCTTTGGCAACAGAGGTCTTACCAATGCCTGCTGATCCTGCAAGAAGCAGGTTGGGAATCTCACCCTTCTCCACAAACGATTGGAAAACTTTTTTAGATGCATCAGGGATGATGCAATCATTCACAGTCCTGGGACGATATTTCTCAACCCAGATAAAATCATTACGAGACATCAAAAGTTACTCCAGAGGTCGGATAAATTCATTACAAACAATGTCGGTGGCATGTAGAACCATCTTCATGTAGTCTACTGCCTTTTGCGGTTCAGTGTGATCCCCGCAGGTAAAAACGTCACAGACTGCCATGCCCAATTCTGGCCAAGTGTGAATGCTGATATGTGATTCAGCAAGCATAGCAACACAGGTTACACCCTGAGGTTGAAACTTGTGTGAGTTAAGAGCAAGCAGAGTTGAGTTGCATTGAACTGATGCATGATAAATTACATCTCGTATGTAACTTTCATCATCAGTAAGAACAGAACTGCATCCCTTAAGTGTAAAAAGAATATGTTTCATTCATCATAGCCAATCTGGTTTGCGGGATGGGTCACGAATATAATTAGATGCAACCCAAGGTTTGGATGCGATATACATCTTGTAAGCAGTAAAAGTGTCAATGCTTGTGTCAAGTTTGTACTCATCAGGCATTGCCCTCACAAATGTTGTTACTAAACGCACATCACCTTGAGGAAAAATTCTAGTTGCTTCTACAAGAGTGTTGTAGCAAGAATGTGATTTACCAAACCTTTGTCCATATTCTTTGCACAAGGCAAATCCGTGACCGATTAACCACCAAGCATTATGCACAGACTCAGATGCCCAGATAGTGCATGGATGATTACGAAAGGCACCCTTATCAGTATTATAAGGAGTGCCATCTACTTTAGGTATAGGTCCATAACCATGACCCCACTTTTCGGATGCCACAATAGAAAGCATTTGACAGCATTCTAGTGGCATCTTGACAACGTGCTTGTCAGGAAGAACCTGAGCACAAACGATTGGATTGGGGTCTGTTACGAAAATGTTCATGGTTCAAGTGCGATCCAATATTTGATATCATGATCGAGATTAGTGAAGAGTGCAACGTTTGCTTTGCTAATCTCAACCTTGTAGTTACCTTTGATCATACGAAGGTTTTCTACTTTGAAACAATAACAGAAATCATCATCGTCAGTTTCACCAACTGTGACACTGAATGAATTGCTGGTATCGTTCTTCTTATCTTTCACACAGACGTTGATGTTCCCATCTTCAGAATAAACACACAGATCAGGAACCTGATATACTGAGGATGCGTTCAGCAGTGCGGTAAGATCGTTGACTGACAGTTCAAATTGAACATCTACAGATGGAAGTTCAATCTCTTTGCTGGGTGGTTTGACAATAATGTCAGAGTCAGCATAGTAATATTTAGACTTAGATCTGCCTGCTTTAGTAGTAACAGTCAGATAGTCATTGCTTGTTAGATCGAAAATAGGATCATCAAAGAGAGAAACACCACCGAGGAAAATACCCAAATCGTAAATAGCAATTTGCTTAGAGAACTCTTCTGCAACAGTTGCTTTTGCAAGAATGTTCTTATTGACAGATAGGGTAGAAACGACATTTCCAGGTTCAATAACAATAGACTTGTTGATTGTACAGAAATTCTTCAGAATCAATTGAAGATCGTCACTAACTTTAACTTTACTCATCGGTTGGGGTACTCCTCACGTTGTGCGTTTTGATCATTAAAATATAGAAGAAGCAGTGCGTAGTGCAGGGTCTTCATAATGTCCCTGCGAGCAGTGCCTTTCTTATCGTACCGAGAAGCATACTTCAGAATATTGCTTCGGCAGAATGCCTCACCATCACCACAGGCAGCAATCAGATCAAGAGTCTGAACGTTGTCTGAAGAATAATGTTGGTGATAAGTATGCGAGATATAATCTCGCACCTCATTCAGAAGAGTTTCTTCGTTGTACTTCCAGTTGTGCATTTCAGTCATAATGTAACAGATGTATTCTATCAGAAAGGAGCTTCGTCGTCAACAGGTTGTTCCAGAGTTTCACCTGCATCAACTTTGGTATACAGTTCAAGGAAGGACTGTTTCACATCATCATCAAAACGATTGACACAGTTGGTGATAGATTTAATACGATCACCGAAGATACTGTATGCCTGAATGATGTGCACTAGACGACGAGTAGTAATGATTTCATCAACACCACCAGAATAGAACGTCTTACGAATTACGTCTGCCCAGGTGACAAGTTTCTCAATGAAGTCATCATCACAAGCATTGAACTTGGTACAGACATTCTTGAGAATACGAGTTTCTACTGACACAGTGGGATAAGACTGTTCAAAGGTGACGGGGAAACGTTCAAGGAATGCTTCATTCAACACGTTAGTGCCGATGAATCGTCCATCATCAGAACCCTGACCCTTAGTGTTAGCAGTAGCAACCACTTGGAAACCATCAGTCGGTCGAACATATCGACCAATCTTTTTCAGGAACACACCCTTACCTTCCAGCACAGACTGCAGGCACAGGATCTTGTTAGAGGCAAGGTCGATCTCATCTAGAAGCAGCACAGCTCCCCTTTCCAGAGCATCGACGACTGGACCGTTGTGCCAGACAGTATTGCCATCAACAAGACGAAAACCACCAATAAGGTCATCTTCATCAGTTTCGATGGTGATATTCACCCGAATGAGTTCCCTATTTAGTTGAGCACATGCCTGCTCTACACCAAAAGTTTTACCGTTTCCTGACAGACCAGTGATGAAGGTGGGATAGAAAATCTTAGACTTGATGATTTTCTTCAGGTCAGAAAAGTTCCCGAACGGGACAAACGTTTCATCTTTATCAGGAATAAAGTTCATATCTTCCCGAACGGGATCAACAGCAGGTGCATTGTAAGTCTTCTCCAGATTGTCAATATTGATTTGCCATTCTCCACGAGACACTTTGTAGTTTTGAATGCGATCACAAATCGTAGGATATGAAGCACCAAAGTGACTTGCTGCTGCTCGGACCTGTTCTGTTCCCACAGTCTTGCCAAAGTTATCAATCAGATACTCAGCAATTTGTTGTGAAGTCAGGGTGGACTTGGCAGGCATTGGTTCGTTCCTCTCGATTACTCTGTAATAATAGCATGAAAATGGGGGGCAGCAACCCCCCAGTAGACAGTATGTTAGGTGAACACTGCTGTCACACCGATCACTTGAGCACCTGGGTTTCGTGCCAGTGCGATCTCTCTGGCATGTTGGTAGTCTCTGCAGATTACAATCTCATCAAAGACTTTACCAGCAACATATAGTTGAACCTTGCACTTCATTAGAAGGTGATCTTCCAACCATCAGGAGTCTCAATGTGTTTTGCTCCTGACTCAGCATACTCTTTAACTTTCCTCACATCATCTGAAATGATTGGTCGGGAATAAACCCCACCCTCAGGAGTTGCAATCTGTTTTGCTCCAGTTGTGTTAAACACTTCTTCAAGTGCAGTAAAAGAAGGTTTGGTGATGTTTGCTTTCTTGTACTGACGATAGAAAACATCGCACTTGCTAAACAAAATTCGACCAACATTCTTACGAACGTTTCTACGTCCCTGCTCATCCAGATTATCCCACTCCTCATTAATAATCAATTCAAGGGCAGGTTGAATTGAATGGTACAGATTTCCAGCATCTGGAACTCGACCATCATATTTGTGAAGGTTGCTCCTCTTGTTTCTCCACTTACTCATAAGCAGTTCAACATCACCCTGATAATCTTTCTCCACGATATAAGTGAAGATCTTAGGCATTGACTCGGTGGTCAACTTCTTATAGTCGATTTGAGTTGTTTGCTTTGGCATGATTCTATTTTTTCAAAGTCTTGATTAAGTCAACAACTAGTGCTGTTAATTCTAATTATATGTCTTAGGGGTTTTTATGTCAAGCAATTTGTGAAATAAAATTGGTAAGGATCTTTTTGTTGGTCATTTTAGATCCCATATGTTTCTTGAATGCTTTTGTGAGTTGTGCTCTGCTGGCAGAATCACCAACAACAATTTCCTCAGTATCCTCACCAAGGGTTCGGTCGAAGGGAAGCATGTAAACGGAATCGTAACCAGCATCATTAACGGTCATCGATTTGTCCTTCTTCCACTGAGAATCAATCTCGTGGGGTGTTTTATAAACACCAAGGCAGTTCAGATACCAGTTGATTGAACGACGATCAATCAAACGAACTCCAAGAAGTTTCACATCAGGAATCAGTTTCTTCACATAATCAAGACAAGAACGAGTAATCTCGCAACCAGAAGTGTCAATTTCGGCAGTATAGTTTTTAGAACGTAGAACAGTACGATCCCACTGACGAACTTGCCGACCGAAGACCCGAAGATTAGTTCCTTCATCATTTTCATGGTATGCAGACTCCCTTACAATAGCACTACGAATCATGCAAGACTCTCCATCGGAAAGATACGTGCAAGATATTTTCTGGACTTGATTTACTTTTTTGAATCGTTCAATGATTGCAGGGGTCATCAAAACAGTGTCTGCAAGAGGGGTTCCACCCAGACCATACTTGTGACAGGAGTAAAGATCAGAGGAAACCTGTCCCCAGAAATACTTCACACACTTCTCAAATTCTGCTTTGTTGGACCTACTGCTGAACCAATTCACCAAACAGTAAGTATCAGAAACAAAGATATCATTGTTCTTAGGATTGTTGATCGACCTGCGACCAGGAAGAAGATCTCCATAATCCATACCCTCGGTGAAAGAATAAACCTCAAACGGAATTCCAGATTTACGGCAGAACCACACAAGGTTCAAAAGTTGTTTTGCAGTATCCTGCAACATGTTTGCCATGGAACCAGACCAGTCCAAGAAGAAGATCATGCCATGATTCTTGGCATCAGGAATGGTGGTGATTTTCTTGAATACATCCTCGTTCCATTTGTAAGTGTGGAGTTTGGACATATCCAGAACACCTGTGCGAGACACAGCACGGCGAGCATAACCATCTGCTGCCTTCTTAGACTCAAACTCTTTGACCAGATAGTTCACAGTCTTAATCGAAGAATCTCGGAACTTCTTCAAATTGTTTTCCATGTAGTTGGTAATCTGTTCAGTGTAATGTGTGCGGGTATGTGCTACCACATTTTGAACATGATTCCACTGAACATCAAAGTCTTTGATGACTTGAGTGTAATCAATAATGATAGAGTCCAGATTGTAGTCAGGAATCGTCAGATAATTTACATCACGAGAGGTGGTATCATTCAGACTCTTCATATTATCTGAGAGTGCCTTATCAGTCATACCATCACTGTATCCACCCTCAGGAGAGGCATCAGGGAGGTTCTCATCATCTCCAGTGGGATCTCCAGCAGAAGTCTGTTCCTGCTGCTCAGAGGAGGTCTCAGGGGTGTCCTGGTGCTCTCCAGAAGAATCATCGGAAAAATCCCCAGAGGTAGAATCAGATCCAGATGCAGAGGATTGGTTGTTCGGTGCTTCCTGCTTATCCTCTACGTTTTCTTGTGTGTATTTGTGAATTAGTTTAGAAACCTCAATGACATCAGCATAGGTTTCAGTTTCAGCAACCATCTCAACAAACTCACTCTCTTTCTCATTAAAGTTGAGCATGAGATAGTCACCAATCTTGAAGTGAAGATTGATACGATCAATCAAAGACAGTTTATTAGGATCGTTATTTTTAACGGAGAAAAAATCTTTCTTGAACAACTCATTATATCCGTTGAAGAAAGAACGATTCAGACCAGGATACAGTTTCTTGATCTTACGTTCGACACGTGCATCTTCAACGATGTTCAGATAAGATTGTGGAATACCATCCACATGCCACTCAACTGGAGTGTAGAGTGCATGGGACACTTCATGACCAACGAGAAGATCATACACATCGTTACTCAGATCCTTCCAGATAGGAAGGGTGAGAATGCGATTCTTCACATCAAAGGATGCCGTTGCCACTTTCCGATGCTCGATCAGAAGATCTTCGGTAGCAAGCAGTTTGGCAAGTTGACCTTTGACTTCGATGGACATGCGTTCCTCTCGTTTACCGTTCTACTATACGATGAGGTGGCACCCAGGTCAAGGGGGTGTGGTCACTTCTTGGACTGTCTATCAAGTTTCCTCA